CGTGGCTTATACATCCTCGGTTCTTACCAATTGAAATATCCCAACCCATTGGGCAGAAGTATGGGAATCGAACCCATATTAACGGAATCACAATCCGTGGTGTTAACCGTTACACTAACAACTGCATAATACCATATAGAAGCACACTATCCTTCACTTACTTACTATTGGCGTAACCAGCGGAAGTTAATGACCTGCTCATACGTCACTAATAATGTGCTTTTATATGGTAGAGGCACAGAGAATCGAACTCTGATTTACTGGTTAAAAGCCAGTTACTTTAACCGTTAAGTTATACCTCCACAGGTACTTGGTTTTGTGCTTTACGCAATGCCTTATTGGACTTGCGGTGAGCACCTGCTTTACGGAATAAAGCCAAACGAACGAAGCAGTTACGTTCCTTGGCGATTGATTTTCGTTTCATAACTTTCCTTTAAAAAATGGCAGAGGATACTGGATTCGAACCAGTGATAACGGAGTCAAAGTCCGCTGCTTTAGGCCAGACTAAGCTAATCCCCAACAATATTACCATAATAAAATTTACTGCGAACCATTCACACCTACTTTTCACAGGCTGCGATCCTGCGCTGTGTGTGGTCATTACGTACAAGCTACCCATCACCATCGTAGCGGCTATCATGAGTATACCTAAACCGGAGACCGCCGTCCCGTTATTTGGTATAGTCCCCTAATGGACTTGTCAACGCAATAAATTTTATTATGGTACTCGGTACGGGAATCGAACCCATCTTTCCGCCTTGAAAGGGCAGCGTCCTAAACCGATAGACGAACCGAGCAAAACCAAAATTTATATTGTTAAAGAGCATTCATCACTCGTAAATACGAATGAATCTTTTTTTGATTGATTTCTCAATCCATACATGAATTGTAACACAACCACATATTTTGGCAACCATCAGTGTTGTTTTTATACAACACCAAATAAAAAACCCCAAACTTTTTAGGTTTGGGGTTTTGTTGCGGTAAACTTTTAATTTAAACTTTTACAAAACCCCTAGCCTATTATCCATTAATGCTGGGCGTGAGCTAATCCAGCCACATACTGTGGACTGTTCCGTATACTCGCCGTGTCTTAATGAATGTAACATAGGTCTTTATAAAAATTTAATTGTATGGAGTATATATCCAAAGTGTACATTAAATCTCAACAAACTTCAAATTAAATTCATCAGCACGACTCTCATACTTAATATAACCCCGAGGGTTACAAACGATTCTTGTGCTACCAATCAGGTAATCAAAGTCTTCATGCGTATGTCCATGAGTCCACAATTTAATCTGTGGATGGTCAAGGATATATTCCGACAAATCAGAACTGTATGCACCATTCATAATGTCCTCATCCTTGTATCTTGGATGCGTGGATAGTTTACTCGGTGCATGGTGGCCAACAACCACGACTTTTCGGTCAGGTTTACCAGATACCATAAGTTTTAGGTACTCTAACATTTCCTTGTGGTCATCAACTGAATCCTCAGGAGTGAATCTTGGTGTATTAAAATGTAAATTACCAACAGTATCATGGAACTCTGTTGCTCTAGTACTGTTTTTAATAATTCTAAAATCATTCATCATACTTTTCATATGCATCAAGGTAATTCCATCTTCCTTGTTCATATTGGTCCAAAGAGTACCACCAACAAACAAAACATCATTCACAGTGGCACATTCTTTATCCAGAATATGGAGATTCACCAGATAACCTAAACATTTTTTCAGTTTTGAAATTGTTTTGGTAAAGTCGCCATGATAATGTTCATGGTTGCCGACAACGTACATTACATGCTTGAATTCAGAACAACAGCCTTGGAAGAACGTATGGATTCTCACCGACCGTTCCTCATCATCTTCACCATAAGGATTCAAATCGGCAGCCACACAGATATCGCCAGATAGTATTAATACGTCAGCATTCTCGGTGTTTTTCAATTCAATCGGTCCGAACTCCAAGTGGATATCAGACGCTACTGCTATTCTCATTATTTTCTTCCATATAAAATTTACGGTACAATTTAACATAGTACTCGAATGCCAAAGGGTAATGTTCTGGATCCGGTAACCGGTCTCCAAAAATCTCTATCATTTGGCTTAAGATTCTATTAGCTTCCTCATCGGTCAACACCGCCATTATATGATACTTTCCATAAGTTGTCAAGCACTTTTTAACAGAAACTTATTGAGAATTGCCGTGGCTTCCGGGTACTTTCCGTGCTTTAACATAATCCGTTCAGACTCTCGGTTATGCACCTCGAACTCCTGTTCCAGCAATTCACAACGACTCTGTTTGATTAATTCCAGAGCATAACTGATATCATCTTCGGTGGCTTGGTCAAACCATGCCTTAAACTCCTTATCAGAGCAAGACATAATAAAATTTAGATTATCTCTATCCCATTCGTTCATTTGAATTCCTTATTCACATAGTATTTAACCAATGTTCGCTGAATCATGGTAATTAGATCACCTTGATCTTCAGGTACCAGAAACCTCACAGGACAATGACCCCATGTAGATTTTTTTACGAACTCATAATACCACAACCTATGTTGTTTTTTCTCAGGATCAAATACAACATAGGGTCTTCCAACAAGAGATAAAAAACTCATAGATACTCCGCTGCATCATCGTAACCATTATCTATAAGCAATTGTTTATAGTATTCGGTTAGAATCACCACGAACCTCTGAAATTCAATATCGTAGTTGGACGACCAGTCAATTCTGTCCTTACCAGGTCCCCACGACTCGTCTTTCCATAGAACGAATCCGGCTTCTTTGGCCATATCTTTTACAATAGTATTCATAATTTATCCTAAAATTGATTCGTATATAGAGTGAAGAAATACTCCAACACCTATAAAAAATATAAGAGGTTGTATAACAAAAAATATTAATACACCTTCAATAAATGCGGGTTCTAAAAACCTTTTCATATTACAATCCAAAATGTTCTTTAATCATATCACCAGTACCGGCACAATTGCCAGTGGCCATGATACATTCCCGAATAATATCTTCGGCAAACCCTTCAATGTCAAAGGCTTGGTTTCGGTCATAGATACCGAAAGGAGAGGGTCTGAAACCAGCATCCTCGGCTAATTGTTTAATTCGTTCATTCATTTACACTCTCCAAATCTTTAAGTAACTGGAGACAAGAATCAACCTCGCCCCAGTAATTTGCAATCACTTCTTCCCTAGAAATATCATGCCATAATGCCACGGCCTCAATGACGCCTTCTACATTCTTATTAAAATTTTTTTCCATCATTTCACCATAAATCTTGCTTTGACACTCTCTGCCAGTTTATCATATGTTTGGAAGCGACCTTGATTCCGAACGACCAGAGCGCACTCCAAAACGATTAAATCAACCAATCGTAGAAAATTATCTTGGCGCTTCACCATATCTTCCTCAGTAAACTCCGCTTCAATAACCAAATCATAAATTGTTTTTTGTTTCATATAATCCTCATTTAGGCATAGGCACCACATAGGTCAATAGGTAGACCCATGCCGCCACAACAACCAGTATTAACAAAATGGTAGGCAACCAATCAGTTAACCAATCACGCAACCATTTAGGCATTATGCTGTTATCCAATTCATTTCATCTTTCAGAACCACAGATTCCGAACCATCATACTCATCTATTTTAAATTGGCTTCCGACAGGTATCCAAGCCACCTCTAAATCACTTATACCACCGTCATATAGACCAGTATAAGCAATAGAACAATAAGCCTCAATACCTTGCTGCCAATTCTCAGACCTATTCAGAACAAAATCCACTATAATAGAATCAAACAACAAATCGGGAAATTGATGGTTCCAAGTAGACCAACCTGCACCAAAACCAGGTGAATACAGAACAACCAACAAAAATTACCGGAAAAAAATTTGGAATGGATTTTAGTGGAGGAAAAAAATTCTGAATCCAATGGAGAGCGCTCAATGATCCTTTTGATAAGGTATACCAATGATAGAGGACTCCTTTTTTCTAACCATATAGTGTTTTTGTTTTCAGCTCTCTCGCCTCACTAGTACTTTGGTTTTCAAAAGGTATTCAATGTCGCCTGCCTCTCAGCTATCAGTGTTCTTTCCCTTTGGTGCGCTGCCTTACGACCACGTACCACTTCTAGCACCTCATAACGCCAGTCTCCATTTGGATTGGATCTAATGGCCTGGCACAGTGTCCATGCCTTGTCTTCTGTAAATGCTCGGCTGAAATGCTTTTGGACTCTCACCTTCACCGCCCGTACCAGTGCGGCACCATCAGCCACGGTCACACCAACGTAGGTATCACCAGTGTCCATAAGGGTCAGACCATACAGCACATGCTTACGGTCGGATCTGCGCTTTCTCATTCCTCACCACCATAGTAACCATAGTCCTCATCCGTGCCGAAGCCAGCGGATGACAGTGCGGAGGTGGCATCACCATCCATGGAATCGTCCATAAAATCTTGGTCAATGTCAAAGATAGCATTAAGGGTATTCAACGTGGAATGAACCTCTTCACTGACCACCTCGACCCATGCCACTGGAATATCCAGCTTGTAAGCGATCTCATAATAAGACAGCTGTCCACGGTTTAACTCTTCCACCACGGATAAATGAAGGTCGCTCATCTTGCTCATACTGCTCTCCAGAACATCAAGTCCATAATAACCACTGCGGCACCAATGGTGAACAGCACAGCGATAACTAAAATTTCTCTATTGGTTGTCATTTTATTCTCCTGTGTAGAATTCATAAATTTTAACAGATGGATCCAGCTTTTGCAATTCTTTTGCTGCCATTGTCAATTCCTTATAACGGGCTTGCACAATATTACGGGGAAGCTCACCATCACAGGTAAGATTCTCGGGACTCAAATCACTATCAATTGAATCGGCAATTCTTTGACGGTCAGTAGCATTGGTCAAAGTAAGTGCTTTTCCACCAAAAATTGAAGCGTAAATGTTTTTGCGATCCAGATATGTTTTTAATGCTGTCATTTTATTTCCTTAACTAATGAATGAGCTGCTCACCGGTTTCACTACTCGCCAGCCCTAAGTCAGCGTCCTGCACTGTCTGTCCTCGGATCCACCATTTACAAACTAGCAGCTCATTCATTAATTCCCAGTAATTTTTCAACTGGAGCCTCGGGGATACGATCCCTTTGCTTTACACTTTGAGAGCCCATGTTGGCATGGGCTTTTTGCGGTACCACAGTTCCTCATGCGGTCTCAAAATGGTTAAAATTTCAATCTATGGATAGAGTATAACACAACCGGTAATAATGTCAAGCATTTTTTCTCGAGCTGTTGTATTCTTGCAACAATTCTTTCAGCGATTTTGTGTCATAAACTTTCACGCAGGAGTGTTGCTCAAAAACAACATTGCTGAGGAATTTCTTATTACAGGTTATGCATTTAATTTTCATTGCTTACTTTTTCAATCTATGGATAGAGTATAACAGAATAGGCAATAATGTCAAGCCCCTGTTGTTATTCTGCAACAGCGAACAGCTTCTGGCCATCAACCATAAAACGGTCAAAGGCCTCCATAACCTTCTCAGAATAGACCATGCGGCCATATCGCTGAACATCTTGCAGCAACTCCAAGAAGCCAACACCAAGGAATGCTCGTTCCTTCTCCAGTATACGGATGGCTGTGTCAATTTTCATCATAATAATTCCTTCAATAGCTTTGGTGTGAATGACCAATGGAGAACAACGGGGTTCCATCATTATCATCACCAGCAGGACGTGGAGTGAAACAATCCGCAAAGTCATCATAGCAATAATAACCAGTCTGGGTCACCACCAACCGAGCATCAGCTGGCAATGCGGACAAAGCAGCGATCATATCAGCAACGTTCACAAAATTATTCATATCAATTCCTTATAAAAAGCCTCAGGATAAACTAGGGGCTGTGACCCGAAACAAATTATCGGGGGCTACGACCTAGTAAATCCATCAGCATTAAACTGTTTCCTTAGTGGTGAAAAGGATAAACTTCGCAACATTTAATTGCTTGCTGATTCTCTCAGCAGAAGCACCCATGGCCAATAGTTCCTGACAATCAGAGAGAATGCCAGCAATAACCATATCAATACCACAATGGCGAGCGGTCAATGATTCCATATAATCCTCACGGATGTCCGCCTCGGACATTCCGTACATCGCCAGTTCTTTTTCAGTAGCTCTCATTTTCTGTCCTTTATCAACTCAACAGAAACCATTATACAGGTTTCGGCGAGAATGGCAATATACTACTAAAGTTCTCAGTTTCTCCGGTCAAGTATTATGGTCTTTTTGGAGATATATTCTAGACCCGATTATCTTTCGATTATCTAAGAATAACTCAGAGATATTATCTTGTGACATTTTATTAATATCGACATTATCTAGTAACTGATTAATCATTAGAGACCATTTAATATCATCTACATTATAACTATTTTTCATTTCATTTTCCTTCATTATATTCATCATTTTACGCTGGTTTGGTATAGTGCGTTTGCAACCACTCACTTACATTCGTTCCGTCACTTACTAACATATTATCCACAGTTTATCCACAGGGATTATCACATAGTCCAATAGGTTTCTCTCCTTGGATCATTTACTGTACCAATATCCATTTGGTTTATTGTTACTTTTCTCTTTATATTATCGTGTGGATTGATAAACTCTACTTCTACTGGTCTATTATATAATTGTTGGAATATACTACTGGATAATAGGCCATAATCGTTACCTAGTTTGGATCTAGCAATCTTGGCACCTCTCATTGTACTATACTCTTTATTAATGGATGGATTATCGTTACAGAATACAATATACATTATAGAACCTTCATATAAACATTGGTTATCACGGAATTTGGATAGAAATACTGGCAGTTCTTAATGGCCAGTTCTACGGATGTGGTCTTAATTGGATACTGCATGATATCAGGACTGGATGGGTTGATTCTAAACTCTACCATATAATCGATCACTTTATCTCTCCCATTAATACCTTTTCTATGAGGCGGAATTGGTCTGGACTGATATTCATATAATGAGTCTTACCATGTTCGGAGGTTAATTGAATACGGATAATGCCGTTTTTCTCTACTGGAAATGGACACACCTTCAGCAACTGGTCAGCATAATAATTGTACTCGGTACTCATACTGCCTCCAATACTTTAGCGGGATAACGGATCTTGCCCTCATAATCCAATTGGCACTGCTCATACTCGGTCATATAATCGTCCGCCACAACCTCAACACCAATAATGGTCGAGGTAGCATATTCATTGGCATACTCGATTTTCTCGGCCATAGAATTCACCAAGGCCACGGCCTGCTCTGTACTACCAGTGAAATTGGTAATGAAATAATCAGAACCACCCTTAGGCTTCCAATACGGCTCTTCAACAGAACCATAATTCTCATAATCTTGGGTCATAACGTAAATCTTGCTCATATCAGGCTTTCCACTTTAAACAAATAACCGTGTCTTTTGTCCACGTCCACTTTACACACACAGGTTTAGATACTGCGGCAATACAATCAACTGCATAACTCAAAGTCACCAAAACCAAAAAAATTCTCTTACTTAATTTCATATCTTTATCAACTCAACAAAACCTATTGTACAGGTTTCGGCAGAATTGTCAAGCGTAGAAAAAAGTATTACTATTTTTTAGTCAAGTATTATGTTAGTAAGTGGTTACTCACTTCTCAAGATTATCATTAACCTTCTCAAGTTCTAATACCACCAAGATAATACCAGATAATAGTGCGGTTGCATAATCACCAGTATACCAACCAACCACGACCGATAACCATAATACAATGGTAAATATTTGTCGGATTATCTCTATTGCTTTTTCCATTATGCTCGTTCCTCTGCTTCATCAATCAACATATAAACCATCCGTTTATAAGCCTCTTGCTCAATGACTGATAAACCAGTATCGGCATCCATTTTCTCAATACAATCCCGAAAATCAACGGCATTAACTCTCATGCCATATTGTGATACTATAAAATTAACTTCACTCCGTGTCATATTATTCTCCATAGATATTAGACCAGCATTTTAACTTGGCGATTTTACGCTCTTTAGCATTATCCACTGATTCTTTCTGGATAATACCATTCTCAATCATTAATTCAAACATACACATTAAATCACCAATTTCTTCTTCTAAATGGTCACGGTTACTCTTACCATTGTGAATACCATCAATACCAAATCGATTAACTTTTGATATTGCTTGAATAACCTCGGCACACTCTTCCTGTGCGATTAATATAATCTCGGTTTCTTTAATATTCATTGAATTGTATCGGAGGCAGATAATCCAACATCATTAATGGCATTACTCATTAACTGGTTAAATGTATCGGCTTCGCCTAATTCCATATTCATTCGCATAATCCGTGCCAATATAACGGCAGAGATTTGTAATGGTTCTAATTCATATTGGTTCATTAACTGACCAATAATCATATCAATATCAGCGGCTAATGCTTGAACATTAGTATTATTCACAGTATTCATATTATCCTTCAATTAAACTCAATTGGACTTGGTGATTGCGAAAATTATCACATAATCCAGTGGGAATCTCTTGCTTATTCAAATGAGCCACTACTCGCATACCAGATAATCGGAGTAAAGCATCAAATACTGCGGCACGGTGGGATAATGTAGCAAATAGATTATTGGAATCTTTAATTTGCATATAAAGACCAACACCATCAATAATAACCCGCATTTTCTGCGTATTTTTTAAACCCCAAATGATCTGTTTTGTTCGCATAATAAACTCTTTATTTCTTAACTTACCTACAGTATAACAGAACCAGTGTGGTTGGCAAGCTGTATACTTAAGTTCTCACAATCTCCGGTGGAGTATTATCACCATTTACTGCCTCGGGACCAGCTATCATCATAGTCGTCCAGATAATCTTTCACATCCGGTATTTCAATGTAAAAGTCTTCAGAGGTCAATGGGTTAAAATCTACACCTTGCTGGCGTAGTCTGGACTCACGTGCAATCCGTGCGTTACGGGCGGCTGCCTCTGGTGTAACATTATATTGATTCAGTTTATTGGCGAGGTGTTTCTTATTGTCTTCGGAATGCACACGGACATTACCACAGGACGCTGAACAAAACTGTCCACGTTTGGTGTGTTTCTTAGAGCAACGTGGACAAATCTTTTCAGCGGGCATGTTCTTCACACGATGTATAGAACCAAGATTTACCACGAAACTTACCTGGTGAACCACAGACCTCACATGTAACCACACTCATGCTTTCGGCCAATCGTACCATGCCAGCGATAATATCATCACCACCACTATAATAGAATCGTAGAGCACCAAACTTTTCTTTAACTTGGTCTAGTGTCACTTGCGGCACTATTTCAAAATCTCGGTTCTTCCAATCAATGTGTCCTTGTATATTGTGCATGAGCTGGTCAATGATATTAAACCAACCATCACCACACTCAAAGCCCCAACACATACAGGTGCCCATCATAAACTTGTCACGGTTAACCATCATCTTGGGATATTTCTCACACAGCAAGGCGTCTAGTTCATCTCTCATTTTGTCTCATCATGTAATTTCCGTTGGTCAAATTTCTTCTCCTGTATTGTTTTCTCACCCATTGATTTGCGTGGGTTCATACAGAGGAGACATTGTGGGTTGCCGCAATTTAATGCCGAATGCTTGGCAAGGTAATGTTCTTCGCCTTGCTTGATCGGTATACCATATGCCTTGGCAATCTTTACCTGCTTTTTAACGTGATTCTCTTTTTGTTGAATACGTTTAGAATGTTTAACTTTTGATAACTCGTCCATATGCACTCCTTTGTCTAACAATTATACATCGGACAATCAATGAATGCAATGGCTCCACAACATGATTGCCGCAAACGAAAAACCCACCTCAATGGGTGGGTTAGTCTAGGTTTACTACAAAATTAATGAATTGTACCGCTTCATCTTCTACACTAAAAAATCTAATGTATGACCTAAGGGTCAGTGTACAATATATGGACACCATAATTGTATCATCATCATGTATGGAGAATTTGATACTCCAGTTGTTTCTTGTTACAGAATGCCACGATTTGGTTTTTAATGCCGCATCACGGAACAGACTAGTAAACTCGCTTTTGGATGTTTTTTTATGCATAGTACCTCAACTATTATGGTATATGTATAACCACAAATAATTGAGGTTTGCGTTACATCAAGAGCCTATGTGTCTATTCAAATGACGGCGAGCAATTGCTTTTTTAATTTCAACAATTGTCTCTACTATTTTCCATAAGAATTTCATATTAGTCCTCTACGCATTAGGTTGTCCATTCTGGCCTGTAAATCTTTGTGGTCTACAGATTCTCCAAGATATGATTCAACTTCATCTTGGTAAGATGGTTTGAATGCCTTATGTACCCAAATCCAAAAATCACTCATCTTCGGCACATCAACACCAGCAAAGGCGTCAAGTGGTCTATTCATTTTGTTAGACCTTTTTTGTATAGGTTAGTGGCTTCTTCGCTAACGTATGCGGTAACTTCTTCGTTAGACTTTACGATTTGTTTTGTGAATGTTGTTTGTGCATCAACGAATGCCAACAATGGTTTACGAACCTTCTCATCGGTAATATAACTATTAACGAAAAACTTTTTAGAATTTTGAACTGCATCAATGAATGTGTTATATGCAAACATGGGTATCTCCTTAGACGATTAAATTAATGAGGCCTATTTCAAGCACCTCATTAATATATATGTTGCATTGCAACAAAAACTAGTGTTTCTACTAGGTTTTATTAGTGTGCCGTGTCTAAATCATCGTAATGTATTTTGGCAAGAATATAGTCCTTGACCAACGATGACCTGACAATATCATGCACAGTAAACTCAATACGGGTAAAGGCGTGCATGTGTTCGGCAATCTCAAAGAATTTCAAAATGCCTGTTACATCATTCTTCTTTTTGTTGAGGTCAGTCTGTCTGTAATCACCACACCAAATGATCTTGGAACGATATCCAACACGTGTCATCACGGTGTCTATCTCCTCAAAGGTCATGTTCTGCATTTCGTCCACAATGATAATGGCATCATCAAAGGACATACCACGAATGAATGAGGTTGAAATGAATTCTATGTGGCCTTGTTCTTCCAATCTATCCCATGCGTCTTTGCGACCAAATAAGGTTTCACAAATCTGCCTGTATGGTTGTTGGTAAATCTCCATCTTTTCATTTACATCACCTGGTAAATGACCAATCTCACGTGATTGCACGGCAGAGCGCACCACGATTATCTTATTGAATGGGTTACTCTTATCGAGCACCTCTTCTATTGCCTTGTACAAAGCACAAAAGGTTTTACCTGTACCTGCTACACCATGTAGTGCAACAAAATAATCTCCTCTTTTATATGCATCAAAGAATAGTCTTTGATTCTCCGTTAGTGGATCGAATGTTTGCAAGTCATCGATTTTCACTCTTAAAGAATTACTGCGTGGTTTGGTATCCGCTGAATCAGACACCATGATTTTGGTATTTGCTTTTCTAGCCATTCTTGGTTTTCTCTCTTTACGGTAATTATTAGGCAATGATGTGTGAAAGTTGATGTTTGGCCTCTCCTTCTTTATAAGTATTGGTGTTGCTTTTCAGATGAGCTTTACGAATCTTACATGTGACCCAATCATTATAGTATTCAGGCGTAAGCAAACACCCTCGTACAAATATTTCATAAGTCTCATAGTAACTGCACTCTGTACGATTCTTACAGAAATACAAAATCTCACGATGGAAACTGTCTGCTCCCATAGTGGCCACATCCTCAATGATTGTTTTGTTTGAACCAAAATAGTTTTGCCAACCTGAATTGACACGGGTTTTCTTTTTCTTCCCGTTAACTTGCTTTGTTGCGGCTTTGGTGAAATACTTCCGGCCAATGTACTTGCGACCGGTTACTTTGTTTGTGATACAATAGACGTAACCATATTGACCTTCAATCATTTGGTCGGTCACCTCTACTCCATTATAAAACCATGACATTTATTCTTCTTCAGCATCAGGGTCGATAAAATCATCTTCCTCTAAAGCTATATATTCGCCACAGAAGGGACAGTGCATTGGATCACTCTCACACTCTGTCTCATCATATTGAATTGCAAAATCTGAACCACACGATTCACATTCGTGATTTACTATTAACATAAGTTACCTCCATATACTATTACTTGAGTATATAGACAACAAAGGATGTTAATGTTATTCGTTCATTCTCCATTTGTTTTCTGGCAGGCCATAGTCCCACTTTGGATCCATCTCAACATTCCATCTAGTGGTAGCGACATTGAAATCTGGTATCTTCATCTTTTTAGGATTGGATGCTGGTTCTAATATCACCACACGATTGTTTGGCTGTGCAGCGAACTGACCATTGTCGCATTTGATAAAGTTGAAAGATTTGTGATCTTCAACGTCTTCACTATGACCACAATCTATAATGTTAAAATCTGGATGTGCAGAATCAACAGTGAAAAGGTATTCACCTTCCAACCAAGACCCATCTTTCATCTTAATCTTACATCTCATATTTGATATCATTGCTTTTCTTATTACAGTAATATCATAAGACATGCTGTTCCATAATTGTAGAAAATCTAAAGGGTATGGTTCACCTTCTATAGGTTTCCAACAAAATGCATGTAATGGCAGTTTGTCATACAATGCACCATATTCATTTAAGTATGCTTCAATACGAAACGCTTGACTACGCTGAGACTTCAATGATATCCACCAACATGGTTCAAGTTCTCCGTGACCCTTTTCAAAGTCATAGAGAAACTCTCTGCGAACAAAACATTTTACTGGTGGTAGATTTGCCACTAAAAAACTCATTTAATCTTTTCCATCCTTATTGTTGCACCCATCCCATGCTATTAAACCAACAGTAATAGCTATTACTGAGATAAAAATAATGAGGTCGAGGTTCATGTTGTGGCCTTACTCCACACCTCATCCCATGAACCAGATAAGGCACCTTTGGCATAGTCTGTGGCACGATTCTCAAAGAAATTGGTGTGTGTTGGTGCATTAATCATTTCTTCAACCCATGGTAGTGGATTGCGTTTAACTTTGAATATGCCTTTCATACCAAGACCAATCAATCTGCGGTCAGCAATGTAACGAATGTATTTCTTCAATTCATCCGATGTTAGACCTTCCATAGCATTGAAACCAAACGCTAGGTCAATGAATTTATCTTCCAATTCAACCATGCGTTCAGCAATGGTGTAAATGGATGATTTCAACTCATCATTCCAAATCTCTTGGTTCTCTGAAATGTATGTCTTAAACAATCTCATCATGTTCTCAGCGTGCATTGTTTCATCAACAATAGACCAAGTAACAATCTGTCCCATGCCTTTCATCTTACCAGTGCGTGGGAAGTTTAACAACATAACAAAAGATGAGAACAACTGCATACCTTCAGTGAAGGCACTGAACACGGCGATATGGCGAGCAGTGTTCTCTTTTGTACCATTCTTACCAGAAATGTCCATCACATAGTCGTGCTTGTCTTTCATTTCTTGATAAGCCATGAATTCATTGTACATTGTTTCAGGCAGGCCTAGTGTTTCAATCAGGTGTGAGTATGCGGCAATGTGTAATGCTTCACGTGCTGCAAAACCCAACAACATCATGCGAACTTCAGGCTGAGGGAAATATGGTAGATAGTTGTTTACATAACCACCTGCAACGTCAATGTCACCTTGTGTAAAGAAACGAAAAATGTTTGTGAGAAAATGTTTTTCTTCAGCTGATAACTTATTCTTCCAATCTTTCACATCTTCATGCATTGGCACCTCTGTATGCAACCAATGTGATTGTTCGTGTTTTAACCATGCATCATATGCCCATGGGTAATTAAAGGGTTTAAATGAACTGCGTTCGTCCGTCAGTCGGCTGGGATTTTTCTTAACCATTGATCCATTCTTTCACAAGTTCTTCTGATTTTACACCAATCATCTTCTTAAGTACAGTACCATCCTCAATCATTACCAGTGTTGGTACTGAACGAATGCCAAATTCAATTGCAACATCTGATTGTGCATCAATATCAACAACCTCAATTGGGTATGGTGAATCTACATTGTTTAGAATCATTGCCATTGCTTTACATGGTTGGCACCATGAAGCGGTAAATCTAATAATCTTTTTCATTTGTTGCACCAACTTTGTTTTGCTTCACCGTAATATTCACGTGCGAAACCATTTTGAATTAACATCGCTCTGAGACTCTTACCATCTAACAGAACATCACCAAGAACACGACCACCATACTTGTCCCAATCCATCAATGCAACTTGTCTTTTTTGTGCGGCATTGATTTGTGCTTTGGTGAATGCTGTTGCTGCTTCGCCACGCTGTGCTTCTTGTGTACACATTGCTCTATGACCTTTTTCAGGTGTATCAACACCAAACACACGAATGCTTAATTCTTGTTTCAGTGGTGGTGGCAAGAATGTTGCTTGAAATGCAACCGTGTCACCATCAATAACCCTAGTGAGTGGGAAATCATAGATGACCATTGGTTTTTCTTTTTGTGCAAAACTTGCAACTGATGTTAATGCCAAAATGGCAACGATTAGTAATTTTTTCATTTTTATTCCTTTTTAAAATATTAACCTTCGCAAGCCAGACACTCATTGCCTTGAGCAATCGCACTCATGTCCAACTCTTTAATAACTTCTCTCTCAATACGTTTAGATACCTTATCAGCCTTGGCCAATTTTTCAGAACGGCAGTAATACAATGTCTTCAATCCTTTTTTCCATGCCAAGAAATGGCAGGCGTGTAGGTATTTAACATTTACATCAGGCCTAAAGAACAGGTTTAAACTTTGTGCTTGGTCTATGTATTGCTGACGATCAGCCGCATGTTCAACAACCCATCGTTGGTCAATTTCCATACCAGTTTTGAACACCTCTTTATCGTTCTCGTCCATCCAATCAAGGTGTTGTACTGAACCATCATTGGCAATAATAGAAGACCAAATATCTTGGTACTCACCATCACCTTTTGGTGTCAATGGTGCACCAGTTGGTGATAGATGTTTCATAATTACTCTATCTAACCATTTATTCTTGGTCAAATGTGAACCACTCAACGTGTCTTGTCTGTAAGCATTAGCACGATAAGGTTCAATAGAAGGGCTGGTATTACCCATAATAATAGAAGAACTAGCATTGGGAGCAATAGCCATAACGTGAGCAAACCTGCGACCAGTGCCAGCGCAATCTGCCGGAGATCCCCTAAGAGTCCCAAGGTCGGTGTTAGCTTCATCTAATTTACCTCTGATATGTTTGAACATTTGGTTGTTAAGGACTTTGGCCATAACACCCTCGAAAGCAACGCCATTCCGTTGTAGGTAAGCATGAAAGCCGAGAGCACCAACCCCAATGCTACGCTCACGGCCTGCAGAGTACTTTGCACGTGAAATGGCATCAGGAGCATTAACGATAAAATATTCAAGCACATTATCGAGCATCTCAGCCATATCTCTAAGGAATAACGGGTCATCTTTCCACTCATCATAATACTCCAAGTTAACTGAAGACAGACAACATACAGCGGTACGGTCTTTATCAGTTGGTAAAATAATCTCACTGCATAAATTTGATTGATTGATTTTCAAACCTAGTTTCTTTTGAAACTCAGGCATCGCACGATTACTCGTATCAATGTAATGTATATATGGCTCACCCGTTAACATACGCATTTCAAGTATGTTCTGCCACAATAGTTTAGCAGAAATTGTTTCACGCACTTCACCATTGTGTGGGTCTTTTAGTTCCCATGTATCATCCACATTAGGGTCTAACATGGCCTTCTCAACCAATTCCATAAAATCATCGGTGATATTGATACCATGATGTAGGTTCAACGTTCGCATATTGGGATCACCAGTAGGTTTACGCATCTCTAAGAAAATGAGGATGTCAGGATGGGATATGTTGAGATAAGCAGCATAAGAACCACGGCGAGTACGACCTTGCCTATAAGCCAAAGAAGAAGCATCATAAGTCCTAAGGTGAGGCATAATTCCAGTAGATTTATCATCTGCTGAACGAATACCAAGCCCAATGCCAATACCACCTCCCAACATTGAGAGCCAGTTAACTTCTGATAAACAATTGACAAGGCCTTCAGAGGAATCGTGTAGATAAGGTAAAAAGCATGATATAGGAAGGCCACGCTTACTACGCCAACCAATGTCTACTACTATATTCGTACAACCTTTGCGAATGTTCTGCATTAGACCCAAACGCTTTCGATACATACGCAAACCTTTCTTGTGGGGACGTTTCATCGTCCTTCATGTAACTTTCTTTTAATCTTTTTTTACCTAACTCATCGAACAAATTGTCCCGAGAATAGTCAACCTTTATACCGTGAACGATATCCATATTTACTCCAATTAATTATTTTTGTTCTTTAAACTCATTTGCCATCGGAAATACTTTGGCAATTACTTTAGCGCATTCAATCGCAATGTCTCTGTGTTCTTTTTGTGTACCGTTTGCTGAACGGAGTTGTATGTAGTGAATCCACGAACGCAATGTGCCGTTCATGTAGAGGCGACTTACAGTAAGGCCTTCTGGCAATACCGCACGTGCCTGTTCTTTGGCAATACCATTCTTAATAGCCCAAGAGTATTCTTGTTTGACTGAAAACAATACTCGTTTCTGAGCACGTTCCCATTCAAATGCCAATAACTTCTGTGCCTCATCATTCATATCTAATTCTACACTGTTCTGTCGATTCTTTGTGTCTTGCAATCTTGCCTCACGCAACACAAATGCCTCATCAAGTTCAGCTGTAGGATCAGCATAACGTTGACTAAACTCCTGAAAACTAAAACTACGATGACGCAAGATTTGTCGTGCAATGTCACGTGTCGTTGTAAGTTCCAAACACATACTCACCATCTCAAGTGGTGACCAATGTTGGTGTTTAACCAAATAACGAATCAACTTCTCACTTGTTTCTTTATTGTCTTGGTTTGCAGGGTTTGATACCCTCGCACAAAACGCAACCAATTCAGTCATATTCTCTGCGAAATGTGACTCAGGCTGCGAATAACTAATCAACTCAACTTTCATACTCATACTTTCTTCCAAAAAATAAATTCAGTTTGTGCCTTTATGCCTTTGAATGTGTTATTACTTATAATATCTTCAATTTCATCAGGCGATAAACCATTCAATACCATCTCATTAATATCTTTACCTTCAACAGTATCAGGCCAAATGACGACATTATGACCTAACGCTATCGCTTCTTGCATCAACTTCGTAATTTCTTTATTACGTGGTTCATTGTCATATATCAAGGTAATATTATTTGCCTTGATATTTTTTACCGATTGATGCAATGACGAATCACCTGATGCCAGACAGTTACTTAGGAACATTGAATCAAGAGGTCCCTCAACCATTCTAACAGGTTTACTTAAGTCAACTCTATCGAGGCCAAATACCATCTTATCTGTATCTTCTTTAATCTTCAATGTCACATAACGTAATTTGTTATCTGAAGTCTCCAATGCACGTCCAGACACACCAATAAGGTCATTATACTCGTCATAGAATGGAATTACAAGCCGTGCATCATCGACCACTTTTTTGCCGTGATCTGGAATCAAGGCATCTAAAAATCTTTTGTAGTGTTGTGTGAAAAATAATCTATTGTATGATTCTTTTGGTACCATACGGTTCTGTAGATAGGTCAAACAAAAATGACCTTCAGGTAGTTTACTGCAAACTTCTGCCTCAGTAAATGAGGTTTCTTTTTGTAGTTTACCAAATCGTGGAGGTGGTATATCAATGAATGAAACTGGTCTGTTTTGCACACCAGTCTCACCACTTTTATAATTCTCCATCACATACTCTTTATACAAAGAGTCATCTAGGTTCTTGATAAGATTGCCTAGATTTGTACCCACACTGCAATTGTGGCAACGATAGAACAAACCATTGCCTTTTTGGTACACGTACCCTCGAGCTTTGCTTTTGTTCTTTTGACTATCACCACAAATTGGGCAAGAGAAATTCCATAGGTAAGAATCTTTCTGTTTGAAATTACGCAAACGTGAAGATACTAATTTGATATATTTTGAGTCGGTCGATATTGTCATAGACCATAATATAACACAACCTCAAGTGTTTGTCAAGACTAACCAATGATTTTCATTATTGTTTCCGTATGACCAGACACCCAACCCATAACGGCAATTGCGCCAGCGGCAGTCCACAACCATTTGTCTCTTTGAGTTTTCAATGCATTAATTTCATCAGCTAAAGATTTATGTTGATTGCAAGAAGCACCATACATCTCATCCAGCTTGTTTGTCAAGCTTTCCCTTGTTTTATCAAGGCAATCATGCATTTCTTTAACGTCTTCTTTTAACCCATCTAATTTTTCATTTAGATTCTCAACTTTGGTTTCAACAATACCAAGCCGTTCTGTCGTAGTTGCCATTTATTTTTTCACAGGAACTTCTGTGCCTTCTAGTTTTTTGTGTACTTTGATTTTTTTACATTCTTGTACAACTTTGCCATCTTTACCAGTTATTGGTTTGCCGTCTTTACCTGTTTTATCTCGACACACTTCTTTTATTTGTGCCTCAGCATAAGCTGTCGATAAACCAACAGTAAAACAAACAACTAACGGTAAGAGCAATTTCCATGCAAGGTTTTTCATATCATTCCTTTAAATTAATGGTTGTGGTGCGGCAGGTGGCGCAGCTTTACCACCGAAACCTACTGTCACCGAAATTGGTTGTTGACTGTAATCTGTTGATGCACCTGGATTGTACCCTCCACCAAATGATGGTGTTGGTTGGGAGAATGATGTTGGTGTTGGTGAACCAAAACCACCGCCGTTGAACGTTGGTGTTGTTGAAGATAACGTAGGTGTTGTAACTCCGCCTGATGGTAGACCGGTTGAGACATTTGATGCACCTGCTACTTTCTCTTGTGTACGACCATATGCTGACACACCTAATACGGCACCCATGGCAACGTGAAACAAACCACCGCCTTGTAGTGTGATTGGAACCCATTGACGGAATGCGTCATTGGCTGCCTGTACTTCCCAAAACTGTACAATCGTAAACATAATTGGGAACAAAGCAAAGTCAAATAAACAACATGTCATATACATCATTGCCATCATTGGACGCCACTTCTTGGTCATCCAGTCTTCGTCTTTTTTCTTTTCTACTTTAGTTTCTTTTGCCATATTAAACTCCTAATACGTGTAAGGCGTGTTCATAATGTTTAATACGGTCCTCAAGTCCAATGGTACCACCGTTAATTCGTTTTGTCAATGTGAGAATGTCACCTTTATCTGCCCATTGGTTAAGATTGTTTGATTCCCAAAACCAACATGCAGATTGTGCGGCACCTTCAAATGTGGCCAAATACTCAGATACTTCTTCTGGTGTAATCTCTAATGAATCTGCAAATGCTCTGTAGTTGTTTTTGCCTGTCAATTGAATCAGACCACGACCACAATATCTGTACCCATCACCAGAGGCCTCATCGCCATTGCCCATACGATTGGCATAGACACGATTGGCAATGGCTTCTTGTTTGTTTGGTAGTGAACAGTAATGGTTTGCAATGGCATCATCAGTGAAATACTTTGGAAATATTTTACGTAATGTAACAGGACGATAGTTTAAATTTTCTTTGAGTACCATAAAACCACCAGACTCATGGGCACACTGAGCGACAAATGCTGCAATTCTCTGTGGTGTATCAATCTCATACTCTGGTAGCAATTGTTCTAATGCATTATACCAATAATCAAGATGCGGATTCTTCGGTAAAAGTTGTTTTAGTTGTTCTTTAGTTAGTTCCATTTTTTACCTCAAATTAATAATGCTGCGTTGCACACTTGTACAACATATCTAAATGCCTGTTCGTTGTCTGCACATTCTTGAGCAGCACGCACATCACGTATCTCATTAATGAGATAATTTCTTTCTTCTGCGCTAATATTACCTAATTGGCATTGTTCAACAATGGCCTGTATTTCTTGTTCTAGTGGATGCATTATCTTCCTCCCCATGCGGATTTTGCGGCTTCAATTCTTTGTTCTGCTGTTTTCTTACCTATCTCACAAAACACTTTACTGCCACCATTACTCATTTTAATCACATGATTGTGTAGACCAACAATATTATCTTGTTGTGGGTCTTTACGCCAATTGACATACATTGTCAACAATTCAGTTTGAGCAATAACTTTAGACCAATTTGCTGATGTACAATCAACCTTACGCAATTCATTATCTGTTGTTACCAAATAATTGAACATAACTGGTTCATGTGGTCTTGGCCAATACTTTTGAACAGTACTGCAACCACTCAATAATACCATACTTAAAACGATTAATAATTTATTCATTGACATATTTATAACCTCTTTTTTCTTTTATCCAGGTAAAAATCTACCTATTAATCCGTTGACAATTCTGTCTGATAGGTCATCAGGTAGAAATTTAAGAAATCCTAAAAAGTATAAAGCCACACACCCATACACAAATATCTTTAAACACACATCAAATGTTTTTTGGTATTCGTTCATCTTCCGCACCTAGCACTTGTTTGACACCATTGTATCAGTTCATAACTACCGATGGCAAATATGAATACGACAAATGCAACTGCGCCTATAATCATTGCCCATTCATTTAACTCTTCTTCTCTTTCTTTACGCTTACGTTCTTGAGCATTGTGGAGTCTTATTTCTTGAGCATCGTCTGCATCCATTTCTGCTTGACGAGCCTTAATTTTGTTCCAAACGTCAATCTTGCCTGTCTGCATGAACAACATTTTAAGTTCCTCTTCAAAGGCTCTAGCTTGTTCTAATGCCATTTCAATCTGAAGTGCGGTTCCCATATTGGAACCCTTCTTAGAATTTTTAGCCTCTATCAATGCTTTAGTTGCCGTACTCTTAGCATCAAACATTTTCCCAATCATTGGTGCCAAAGAGCCTAGGTCATTAGCTACTTTACTAGCTTTTTTAACCATGCTTATTGCAGATTGTATACCTGCAAGGGCTGTTAATGGATCAATCATTTTTTTGTTCCTTATTCTTGTTTACAAATTTCTTTGTGAAGTCGATGTGAGCAATCTTTTTTAGCCCACTCTATACAGTATACTTTTCTTTCGAAAACATCACCAGTCCATCCCCAACGGACACACTTTAACGTTTCGTCTTTTTTAGTCTTTTCTGCACCTGCACTTAAAATTATTAAACATAGTATAAAGACTATTGGTTTTACAAAACTATTGGTAACCAAAGCCAAAGACCTTGACTCATCAATAATGCTGCAAAAGCACCAACTACAATACTACCCCAATATAATGACATACTAACCGCTAGAATACTTGCAGATAACAATACGATACTGATCTGAAATGCAGAACCAGCGAATGTCATCCAAGGACCAGACTTACGAATTTCATCACGTTCCGCTTCTAAAGCACGTGCCTTAGCCATAAGTTCTTTTTTACCTTCACCTGTTGCAGGTTCAGATTCATATCTATTGATTTTTGCAGTTAACTTATCTGCCTTCTCAAATTGTTTTCTCTCAATGGCATCATCTCTAGCCATCTCAGCAAGTGTTTGCTTGATAGATTTTGCTTGAAAGAATGCCCATGTATCATTGGCCTTGATGGTATTGTTCAATACTTTAGAACTATTACCAGAAGAAATGTATGTGTTAATGGCCAATAATGCAGCAAGTACAGTGATTAACCAACCTGCTTTGTCTTTAATCTGTGCTTCTCGTTCTGAACGTGATAATGGTTTCTTTTCTTCCGCCATTTTAATTCCTTTATTTTACTGATTCGAAAATAATCTTTTGTACACCATACCATTCAATCCAAGCATCATTTTTTACGGCACACTCATAGTATGTAGTATAGTTTACCGTAATTGTCTTGGACACATCACTCAATTTAGCATCATCTTTTAACATCTCCAAACGTGGACATGCTTCTCTAACAAACTTTGGTGGTTCTGGAAACTTCATCACCACAGGCACTGCAGTAGAACAACCAGTCAACAATACAACCAATAATAAAGCAAATTTCATTTTAATTTCTCCGCAGCCTTGTTGTGTGCTTCAATAAATTCTTTTGGTATAATACAAGTACTATCATACTTCACAACTTCACGGTCAATATATTTCAACACATCTTCACCACGCTCACGAATCACTTGTGTTTTGTTGACATACTTGGTTTCAATCTTAACTGTTTCTTGCACAGATTGTTCTTCTGCAACTGTTACTTTTTCTCGTAAATCTTTCATCTCAGCCAATAGAGATTCACTGCCTTTAACTGCACCAGTCATAAACAAACCAAATGCAAAGGCAAGATAAGAAACTGCCTGAGCGGCAGTTTTATAATAAAAAGGTACGAATCTACTGAATATTATTCCGAATATACCTATTCCAAGTATACCATAAAATATCCAATGAGGAACAAACTGCAAGTACCACATTACTGCGGAGTCCTACGTGGTACATATGAAATGAATGAAGGCACTTTCTTCTTCTTAACACCAGGTTCTACTGATGGTGGTAGAGAAGTTTCTGCACCAGTACCAACAGAATTGGTTGGCACATCTTCTTTCATGTGACCATACTTCTTTTTATACCAGTCTTTCATACCATGTGTCTTACGATAATGTCTGACTGTTGCTGAATCATTTGCTTGGTCACGATACTTGTTCTCTGCCGTAGTATTGTGTGACTTCATTGCTTCTGCAGCTGCGTGTGCATCCTTGGCAATGTGTACCAATGCCTCATCAGACTTCTTATGATATTCGTGGCCTTCCAATGGATGGCGTTGAGAAGGACGACCTTCTTCTAAAACTGTATACTCATTAAACTTTATCATTTTATGTTCCTTAATACTTCTGCGATTCTCATATCAACCGCAATATCAGAAGATAATAAATCTTGTCCTTTGATGCCTCTTATAACTTGTGGCATATAATTTAAAAATAACAAATACGTTTTCAACACAGCATAATCATCTTTGGCCACCTTGAAGAATAACATTCTCGTAGCCACTTCTACACCAAACACATTGTATATAACAATGAGGTGGTTTAAAACCAACCTCTCACGCATCTCATCATACCTACGGTACCTTTGAAATAGTCTTTTGAGGTAATTAAACCTCTTCATGTCCTCTTTGAACTCACTCATTATGCAGTCAGGCTTATCATAAGACTTCGCTGCATATAACATTATATTTTCATTATTTAAATTATCAAAGGACATTAATCTTCTTCTGGTTCTTCGGTGACTAGTTCGTTAATTGTTTCTTCATCACCTACTTGTGCATAAAAATCGTAATTGCCTGCATCAGTTTGATAGTACAACAAATACAAATAAATTACATTATCTGGATTGTCAAACTGATGAATATCAAAGGTGATTTCGTCACCTTCAACATCCAATTCATACAGTGCAGGTATATCCAGTCCATAAGCATTTAACACCTTACGAACTTTTTGTATACCATCTTGTGCAACTTTAAATCCATCAACGTTCAATTCTCTATACAATTGAGCATTGATTTCAGAAACTACAACAGGGTTTTGAACCGATGATGAAGATTCACCAGTCGGTTCGTGTGCATCTTTTGCCTGATTGGGCTCTATATTATAGAACTCTTTGAGGAATGATTTAAATGTCATATCTAATACTGGAGTCAAAACTCCAGTTAATATTAAGTATTAGCGAACATTATGTTGTCGTTGGCACCAGTAGCTGCATCAGCACTCATACCACCAGCAACTAGAACTTCAGTCTGAACACGACCAGTGCGACCACCAGTACCTTGTTTAACTAAAACCCAACCTGTGTGAGCAGGTTTGTTTGCTTTGTTTGTAGATAGAGCAATCTCAGCGTCGGATACACCAAATACACCAACTGCGGCACCAGTAACGAATGCACTGGTTGTTGAATTGGCATATAAGTCGTGGCCGTTGTTGGATACACCCAAACCACCGGCTACTGCCCACTTTGGAGCACCTGTGTTTGCGTCTGTTGCTGTGAATAAAGGCATGTTTTTCTCCTAGAATTATTGTTATATTTATGTGTTGTCAACTTTTTGAATCTGTGAATCTAAAGTTGGATTAGCCTCGAACTTATCAGACGCAGATTTCTTCTTTTTGGCAGAATCTGCTGCATCTTTAATAATTTCTGTTTTACGTGATTCGACTAGTGTAGCCTCTTTCATCGACTTAGCACCCACACTGTTAGCTTGTTTTGCACCGGCAGCTTTCATTGCTCTACGTGCCAAATC